GACCGACTCCACGTTCCCTATGCAGTATGGCCCTAGTAGCGAACCTGAATCCGTTAGGATGCGTCGGCCAAAGAAATAAGGCCTGCACATATATGCAGTCCTTGTGGGCGTGTAGCTCAGCTAGGGAGAGCGGGAGCTTTGCAAGCTCAAGGTCGCAGGTTCAATTCCTGTCATGTCCACCAAAATTCAAAGGGGAGCAAAAGCAATGGCAAATGTAATTAATGAAGTTGAGGACTTCTTGAAGAAAGTCGGAGCTGAGGCACGAAAGATTGAAGCGAAGGTTCCAAGTGTGGTTGACACAATTCAGAAAGACCTTACGAACTATGCTCAGCCTCTTGAGGCTATGTTGGTCACCGAGTTCCCAGGAGCGGCAGTTCCAGCTGCATTCAGTACAGCGTTGCTCCAAGCCGGTCTTACTTGTGTTGCAGACGTGACCAAGGCAGCAGATGCCAATGGATTGAACCCTACAACCGATCAGGCGTTCATCCTTGCAGTTAAAACTTTGATTTCGCTGTTTAAGTCAAAGCCAGCGGTTCCGGCAGCGAAGTAATTCCCTATAAATAGGGCTTGTTTCATCAACGGTCTAGGAGATCAACGATGACTATAAGTGAAAAAAGCAGAGCTAAAAATTTGGCTAGTTTTCTTGGTATGTCACATGGTGCAGCCAATAATAGACTTCGCAAATCACTTTTATTTAAGTATGTGAAGTTGGCTGGCGAGGATGTTTGTTTTAGATGTAATAAACAAATAAACTCTCTGGAAGAGTTCAGTATTGAGCATAAATTGCCATGGGAAAATAAGGAAGCTAGTTTGTTTTGGGATTTGGATAACATAGCTTTCAGCCATTTAACTTGCAATTGTGGCGCAGCATTTAAGCCGGGGAAAATGATTCCTGTTGATGGTGAATCATGGTGTACGAATTGTAAGAAGTTTCATCCTGTTGATGAGTTTAGTAAGGCTACTGATCCTAAACATAGTAGAAACGGTTTGTCTGAGGAATGCAAAGCTTCTCATGTTAAAAGGACTCAGCAGTACAGAGAATTATTGCGGGGTAGACTGGAGCCCGGTCCCAGCGCGGCCCCATAAGCCGATCACGAGAGTTCAAATCTCTCCCACCGCAACCAATTTTAAGAAGTAGGTTTGGGCAAGACTCTGCGCCCATATAGGAGGCAGCAGACAAGCGACGATGAAAGCGTACAAGTAGGGCAGGGTTGGTTGCCTAGCTTCCACCCCTGCCCACATTTATTTTGGGGGAGTTGTTCGTGGCAAAGGAACTTCATTTTGACAAAGAAGCTCGCGAAAAGATGATGGTGGGTATTGACGCGGTGACCAAGCTTGTAGGAAGCAGCTTGGGTCCAAAAGGACGCTGCGTCGTAGTTGAGCGCACAGTAACTAACCCGGCCACCAAGGAAATAATTCGCCTAACCCCGGTAACCACAAAAGATGGGGTGAGTATAGCGAGGGCAATATCTTTATCTGACCCAACCGAGAACATGGGTTGTGATCTTATTCGCGAGGCTGCATCGCAGACGGTGAACAAGGCCGGTGATGGTACGACAGCGAGTGTTGTTTTGGCCAGGGCTCTGATTCATGAGGGTATGTCTGCATTGGATAATGGTTCAAGCCCGGTGTTTATCCGATATGGTATTGATAAAGGAGTTGCCAGGGTCATTGAAGTTCTTGATGAAATGAAACAGCCTTGTAATGGCAGAGAGCTTCAAATAGCACGCATTGCGGCTAACGGTGATGAAGAGATTGCTGCAACAGTTGTCAGAGCGATTGAAATGGCTGGTGAGAACGGAATAGTTTCTGTTGAAGCTTCTCGTAGTGATAAAACAGAAGTTGATTTTTCACCAGGAATGAGGCTTGATAGTGGTCTTCGCTACCAGGATTTTGTTACGGATGGTTCTCGTGGAGAATGTGTTCTGGACAATCCTTATATTTTATTGCATGAGAGACGTATTCCGAACTTTGCAGCGGTTGGAAAGCTTATAGAAGCGGTAGCTGAGAGTGGCCGGTCTATTCTGATTCTTTCTGAGGAATTTGAAGTACCGTTCATTGCTTTTTTGTTAACTAACCTTGCTAAGTTAAAGTCGTGTGCTGTAGTAGCTCCGTATTTTGGTGAGCGTAGGAAGGACATGCTAAAAGACCTCGCGGTATTTACCGGAGGCACGGCAATTACAGATGAACTTGGATTAGACACTAAAACATTGGGTCTAGAAGTTTTGGGGCAGGCTGATAAGGTAGTTGTCACAAAGGGACATACTACAATTATTGGTGGCAAGCCTTCTTCTACTGAGTTAACGGATCGCATCAATTACTTGAAGCTGGCTATTCAGAGGACAGAAAACCCATATGAGAAAGAAGTCTTCGCGGATAGGCTAGCCAAGTTAGATGGAGGAGTTGCGGTAATTAAGATTGCAGCCGCGACGGAATCCGAGTCCAAGGAAAAGAGGGACAGAACAGAAGATGCGGTCCTATCTGTGAAATGTGCTAGGGCAGAAGGAATTGTTCCTGGTGGAGGGGTTGCATTGTTGAGATGTGCCCAGGATGAGGCTCTGTTGTCTATGGCCGATCAAGGCTATCCTGAGTCTGATGGTGTAAAAGTTTTAATTGCTGCTTTATATTCTCCTATTACACAATTACTGAATAACGGGGGATATGATACTAATGATATTATAGAGTATCTTAAAGCTGCTCCTAAAGAAATTGGTTATGATGCGTTGGGCGGAAAATTTGAGAATATGTTTGAGGCTGGGATTGTTGATCCAGTTAAAGTAGTTAAGGAAAGTTTGAAGAACGCAGCATCTCTGGCTGGTACATTTTTAACGGCCTCTGGTACGATTACAAATCTCCAAGACGGAGAAAAAAAGTGAAACTAGGAAGCGATAAAGTTTTAATTGAACGTACTGATGCACCGGCTACAACAGAAGGTGGGCTTTTAAAGATTCCTGATGCAATGCGGGAGAAGCCTGATTTTGGTATTGTACTTGAGGTTGGTTCAAAGGTTACTGATTGGGAAAAAGGTGATCGAGTGCTGTACCCTAAATGGTCTGGTTTCGTAGTGAACGTTCCTAATGATAAGCGCGACCTTCTTGTTCTTTTCGCAGATGAAATCTGGCTGGCTTTAGAGGTTACTCTGTAATGGATGCTTCTAAGTTTTCAGGAAAAGCTGTTTCTAAGAAAGATGCCGGATTTATTGGTTTTCGCATCATTGAAATTCCTCTTGGACTTGTTAGAGAGATGGTTGCTAAAGGAATGGGCGGTGAAGGGTCTAAGAAACTGTGTAAAGACTACCCTCCTAATGGACCTTGTTCTGATCTAACAGCGGTTCAGGTTAATGAATTTGATGGGGCTCTTACTATTATGAAGAACCCTGATGGAACGTACAAGCAATTAACTAAACAAGGAATGTAATATGAGAGAAGAGGAACGCAAGGACAAGAAAGAATGCCCCACAGCTTGTTGTGAAGCAGGGACAGCGGCTACTATTGCTATTATTTCTGGAGTTCAACTACGTCCAGTTTCCACAAATAAGAAAAATGATAACATCATTGTTCGCGGCAAGGTGATTGGTGCTTGCGATCATCCCGGCGTGGAAGAGGACTGTGGTGGGATGTAAAAGTGACTAAGGAAGAGAATGCTAAGCGCCAGCGAATATGGCAGTTTAAGAGAAAGTTGAAGTCCATCTTCGCATATTGGAAGATCATGAAAAAGATTGGCAGCGAAAAAGGATTTAGGTTAATTAAAACCATGTTGAGGTCCGTAGGTAATCCTAAGAAACATCCCGAGGCTACTGCTAGGGAAGTTTTGCGAGCATCAGAATGGTTGATCTACTTAGAAACAGGTGCAAAGAAGGCATCCTCACCTAAAGAATTAACACCTGTTTCCGCAGAAGAGGTTGATACTAATTCCATAATTGTTAATCCTGAAATTGGTCCCGATGCTGCTGATATTGAGTTAACTGGGCTATTGAACAAGCTCAAGGATCGACAAAATGCAAGTTCCTAGAAACTGGAAAGATGTGGCTATTGGAGTTTCAATACTCTTAATAGCGTGGACTATAGGTTGGACTGCTAGTGATTATGTTACAATTCACAGCAAAGTTGTAAATCTTCCAGACATAAGTGATATTGTAACTTCTAAGTCGATTGATGAAAGATTCAAATCTACTAATGATAAGATAGATCGTAATTTTGATGTTAATACTAAGAGACTTGATCAGATAGAAGGTAAGATTGATAAGTTGCTTTTAAGCATGGCTATAAAACAACGACAGCCATCTATTAAAAATGACGATAGTATTTATCCATCAGACCTTCCATCTATAATTAGTCCCAAGAAAGAACACACTAAGGTAGCCCAAGTTCCGAAAGAACAGAAAGTTCAGTAAGACACCGTTTCTCACCGCTTGGTCAGAGACGTGTTGTTGTAAGTCTGGGTAAGTTAGAGGGTAATTAATATGAGTATGCCAAATCAAAGTGGCATTTCAACATTCTTCATTGCTACTTGTTCTAAAGCCGCTGGTCCTCAAGCAATTGAGCTTCCAGTGACTTCTACAGGCCAGCAACCAAGCGGCACCTCTGCATTTGAAGGTGGGTTAACATCACTTCCTACTGTTCCGGTTATGCAATCTCTTGGTGAGGTTCATCCGGGGGCAGCGGGTGCTAATACTACACCAACTATTTATGCAGAAATTGAGGAAGCAGTTCCTACTGCTGGTGTTCCTCCTACTCCTCAACCAACTGTTAAAAATAGTCAAGCATGGGCAAGTACAGGTGCTCAGCCATCTGTTACAACTCCATTCACCGGCTCGGATTATGAGACAGATACTACGCATCCAGTCCCGGCTGCATCTGGAGTTACCCCTGGCCAGAATGTGTAAGATTAGGTATGTCTGACTACCATATTAGGAAATTTTATAAATGCCCCTACTGTGATAAGGAAAGAGGCCGCAATATTCAACCGGACGGTAGGAATAAAGGTATTTATAAAACCTGTGGTTCTTTGGGGTGTATTTTGAAGGGTAGAAGTAAGCCAAATCCTTTAAAGGCACATCATGGATGTAATCATCCTAAATGGTTAACTGATAGGAGTAAGGTAAAGTACAGACCAAGATATGAAATGACTATATGGACTAGGGAAGTATTTGAACGTGATAATTACACTTGCCGAGCATGTGGTCAAAAGGGCGGTAATCTTCAAGCTCATCATATCTTAAGTTATGCTAAATTTCCTAAACAACGTTGGAATTTAGCTAACGGTATGACACTTTGTTTATCTTGTCATAAAAAGACAGATAGCTATGCAAGAAATTCTGTTTAGGGGATACTAAAATTCCTTTCGTTTCGCAAGCACAAGCCGCATTTCTTATTCACCATCCTGAAAAGATTGGTGGAGAGGCTAAGTTGGAGGAATGGAAAGAAGCTACGAAGGGCAAGCATTTACCTCCTCGCGTAAGCAACGGGAAACCTCTGCGTGCGAGAGGAAAGTTTCACACACATAAGTAAAGGGGTATTATTATGGAAGACCTTTCCAAAGAAATGACTACTGGTTTGGCGGGTAAATCAAAAGCAGGAGCGGCAAAGAAACCTGCTGGTGAGCGCCCAAAATACCATAGTACCCATATTCGACATACTCCCACAGGGCATCATGTGGTTCATTATCATGAGAAAGGTAGTTCTTCTCATTTTGTTCCCCATGGTCCTGCTGGAGAAGGCGATCTTGACAATCTTCATGCCCATCTTGAGCATCACCTAGGCGCTCCTAACGCCGGTGAGGAAGGTTTGGGCGAAGGGGTTGTTGGTGAGCCAAATCCTGCCGGTGGTATGGCGAATCTTGGTCCAGAAGCGGCACCCGCTGCAACTCCTGCGGCTGCATAGCACGAATTTTGAATTGGAGAATTAACATGGCAAAAGAGCATTACACTCCTGCTGAAAGACATTCGTTTTCTCGTGCTATGGGCCATTTGCACGGTGGAGCACTTCACCGCCATTTTGGTATAGCCGAAGATAAGCCTATTCCTCATGAAAAGAAAGTTGAAGCAGCAAATAGTGATAATCCACATGTTGCAAAAATGGGGCATATGGCTTTGGCTTTTGAAAAATGGAATCATGGTAAAAAGTAGGACGATTTTAGAGTTCTTCATTCGTCCTCTTCCTTGCTGGTATTCAAGATCGGCAATGGTTGCCGTCTTAATATTGAATGCTTTACTCACAGCCCAGGTGTATATACAAGGTAAGATTATTTGGGCGCAAAAGTTAGGAATTGATTACCTTCTACAATTGTTGCAGGATCACAAATGATTTCATTTACAACGTTCCATCCAAAATCTGATGAGGTATGGAACGCTGAAGAGAGGTTAAAGCTTCTTAAGCACCTTGATGAGGGACAAGAATTACCTTCAGAGGCACTTAAGGTACTCAGAGGTATTTATCAGCGCGATTTGTGGTTGATGTCTACTGAGTTATGTGATGTTCCTCTTCGTGACCCGATGCATCGGATGATGTGTGAGTTCTTCATCCAGAAAGACCCAAGCAAGCCAATTCACTTGCAGTCTGACATTAGAGAGCGGCTGCTCTTAATGCCCAGGTTTGCATGGAAAACTACAATTGATGCGCTGGATGCTGTCAATTGGATTATTTGTTTCCCGTTAACTACTATTGCAATACAAACTGGAGATGGGGGTCTTGCAGATTCAATCGTTGGTTTGATTAAGAGCTATTTTATTGTTCCTGGTTGGGATGGTGGAGTAGATGCCAATATGGTTCCAATATGGAACGAAATGGCCAAGCCTACTAAATTACATCGTCTGTTCCCTGAGCACTGTTGCAAAGAGTCAGATCAAGGTGCCATGGATTACTGGACTACGCCAGCCAGGAAAAATCCATGGTTCAATTCTACTCGCAGGCATATTAAAGACCCTAGCGTTTATGCTATCTCAATTGGGTCAAACCAATCTGGTTGGCGTTGTGAGGTTTTGAAGAACGACGATATTCATACTGATAAGAACAGCCTTAATGTTACAGCAGAGGCTTTTAACAAAATCTATAGCCGGTTTAACTTCACCCATAAGCTGCTTCCTTGGTGGGGATTTCGTGATACCATAGGCACTCGTTATGACAATGATGATACTTATGGCCGAATGATGAGGAAGCTTGGTATTGGTGATGAGGCGGTCTATGGATTCATTGAAGTACCAGGAAAAATTAAGTACTTGTGTTATCCGTCCTGGTGGATGAAGGGCACAGGACCAGACGGCGAAGGGGAGCTTAAAAATAAATTCTTTCCTCCAACACTTGATGCTACGGAGGATATGTGTGACTTTTTAGATACTGATATTTGGCCATTTGAGGCTATGCATTCTGATCTTTTGATGGACCAGAAATCGCATTCTTCTCAGTACTTGAACAACCCCGTATTGGCAAGCGAGTCTGATTTTACAGCGGAGGGATTAAGAAAGTGCTTCGTTGAATGGACTAGAATGCCAGTAGAGGCCGACACATGGATAATTTTTGACCTTGCTTATTCAGATAAGAAGGGCAGAGATTTCACGGTTGGCGCAGTAGGGGCTTGGTATAACGACGCACTCTGGATTAAGGATATCATCTGCGGTAGATTTAAGCCAGAAGAAATGCCTTCTACTATTGTTGGTCTTCCCGCTGAATACCCTGAAACAAAAGGTATGGCAGTTGAGGAGTCGGTAGGAGCCAGATGGCTGCAAACCGATATATACGCAGAAGCGGAGCATCGTGGAATTTCTCTTCCATCTATAGAATGGATTTCTCTAGGACAGGGAGAATTGAATGCTAAGCAAACGCGCATTCATGGCCTTGTTCCTCTTTATAAAAGTAATAGGTTATTCTTTCTTAATAACATGCGCACTTCTCAAGAGGAAGTGATTAAGCAATTTACTTCTACGCATGGTAAGAAAGATATTCCTGATGCAATATCAAGGTTTTTGAGGTATCAAGTCTCTGCGCAGCGACCAGAGGAAAAACAAGCTCAGATTGAGCGTAGGCAGCAAATGCGTGAGCAAGCTACTTATGATATGATTTTTGGACAAGGCAAGTACGCTTACGTAGAGCCTCCTAAACCAGTATCTATTGAGGAGCCGGAGCCTGAAGCACCTTGTGATCCATGCACCGGACTTCCAACGGGAGACTTCTACGGTAGTAGACAATATTAGATCAGCCTCCTGTGACCTTTGATGGTAGGAGGCTTTCCCCGAGGCCGGTGGGTTAATAAGGCCAATGCAGGGCCGTTGCCTCCACAGCGGCTCTGCATATCTCATGGAGGTGGGATATGAAAAAGTGTTTACGTGGTCATTTGATGACTACTAGAAATACTTGGTTAAAGAAATGCAAGGATGGTTATACAAGGACTCTTTGCAGAGCTTGTGAAAGAATAAGAAATAACAGGATAAAGTTAGAACTTAAAATTGAAGTTCTTTCTCATTATGGCAAGGATGAGAAATTGCAGTGTTGTTGGCCTGGGTGTGAAGTTAATGACATTGATGTTTTGACTTTAGACCATGTAAATGATGATGGAGCAAAACACAGACGAAGTAAAGGGTATGGTCAAGGTGGAGGATCATTCCTTTATTGGGAAGTTAGGAAATTAGATTTTCCAAAAGGTTATCAAACACTGTGTTGTAATCATCAATGGAAAAAAGAAATTTTAAGACGCCGAAATATGCGTTTTGATGAGGAATAACCATGGCTCTTATAGAAGACCAAAGCCAAGCTAAACCGGGGCCGGTAGAAGTTAAAGATGTTAAGAGTGATGGTTCGTGCTCAGATGAAACTGCTCTCCAAATTGTAAAAAGAGATATGCGCTTGGACGAGCAGTATATGGGCGAAAAGATGTGGAATTTGCGTTGGCGCGAGATTGATGCATTGTACCAATCACCGAGGCCAATTAGCACATGGGAGGGCACAACGACTCCGGAAGCAAATGTTCAATCTTTTCTTGTTGCTAAGCATACTAATAGCATAGTCCCTGCTGTTATGAATGGGGTATTCTTTCAATCACCATTCTTTCTTTTGAAAACAACCCCAGGATGTGATGAGGAAGTTGTTCGACAAAAGACTTCTTTGTTCTCTTCTTTGTTCCGAGAGATGGAGTTTGAAGAGGAATGTTGGGATGGTTGGTTCTATACAGTTCTGTTTGGAACAGCCATTTATAAATGGGGAACTAAAACTTCTCCTAAACAGCGCCCACTTTATAAGAGAACTGGAAAGAAAGTTCCTATCTCAGGAAAGTATACCCAGTTTAATCTTAAGACTGAGGAAAGTGAAAGCTATTTGGTTGATGATAGGGAATCAGATTTCTGGACTCCTTATATTGAGCATATTCCGAATGAAGATGTGCTTGTTGATTGCACATTGAAAAAGCCTGATATTCGCAAGGCAAAGCACGTCATACATGTTAAGTACATGACTGGTTATCAGTTGCTTGAGATGGCCAGGGAACACCAGGACGAAAAAGGAAAGTGGGAAGAGGGCTGGGTTCCGATTGACGAGTCTACGATTCGTAGCTGGTTTGAGACTCCTAAGGAAGCTCCTGCTTCTCCAGATGCGCCTCAAGCGAACATGTCAACGTCCACGATCTTAACGCACGCTCGCGAGGAATGGCGTGCCGATCAGGGTGACCCGCTTGAAAATGTTTTGAAAGTTGCGGAACATACAACTAATAAGCGAGTCATATTGGTTATTCAAGACAAGTTTGTTCTACGCAATGGATTCAACCCTTGGGGAAGAATCAATTATTTCTCATCACACTGGTGGAGGATTCCACGTTCCTTTTGGTCAATTGGTATTGGCCATCTAGCAGGCCAAGAACAACGTGTTGACCAAGGTACAAGGAACGCTGCTCTTAATCTTTTGTCCATGGCTGTTAATCCTCCTATGTTGAGGGCTAGTACTCAGAATCAGCCGGGTCAGAATATTAGGTTGAGACGTGGTGCGATTATTACAGTTGAAGGCGATGATGTTAGGAAAGGTTTCGGCATAATGGAAATGCCGAGAATTCCTACCGAGTTATGGCCTGTGTTGCAGAACGCTAATCAATCTGCGGAGGAGGCTACAGGTGCAGATCAAAGATTGGCTCAAGGCAATACTGGCGGTTCTGGCACTAGTATGGGTAGGACTGCTTCTGGTGCTATTCAGCTTGCTAGCGCTCAGTCTAACCGTTTACAAGGCCCTATCTCGCGCTTTGTCAAAACTGTTCTGGAGCCTTTTATATACACAGTAGACGAGTTGATTAATGAGGAGATGCCTGAAAAGGAGATTGTTGAAATCCTTGGTGACGAACTTGGTGCAGATTATGTCAAGCACTTTGATATGGAAAAGTACTTGAATGGCCGAACTAAGTTTGAAGTTCTAGCTGCTCAGCATATGGCTGCTAAGAAAGGCATGGCTCAGATGCTACCGTTGATTTCTCAGATTTTTGAGAATCAACAGTTATTGCAGCAATTGAATAAGACGGGATGGACAATCGACGCTGTTGAATTAGTTAGTATGTTCATGGAAATCTCTGAATGGACGAATCGCAAGAACTTGATTCGCCGCATGAACAAACAAGAAATATCATTCATGACTGGCATGGCGCAAATGGGCCAGCAAGGACAGCTACAAGGTAAGATGGCTCTGCAAGCACAGAAAGGTCAACAACAGTCTGATTTGAACATGGAAAAGAATGATGCTCGTGCAACAGATATAGCTTTGAGACGAGTTATGGAATCAGCTATAGGTCCAGAGCTATTGACGGGTCAAACAGGTGGCGGATTTGGGCAAGAGTTAGCAACGGGAGAATAAGATGGCGAAATCTTATACGGTTCAATTGTTAGTTGTTGATGATGAAACAAAACAGACTGTACATACTATGCAGTTTGCTGCGACTGATATTGTTCCTGTAGTTGTTGCAACAGCGGCTACCGTTGCTAAGCCAGTGGCTCCTAAAGCTACTATTCCTTTTGAGCCAACACCTAAACGACCAGTAGTTGCAGTTATAACTGGGCCAGAGGCACCTGTAGCACCTATAAGGCCGGGAACTACTGCCCCAGTTAAAAAGTAATTGCGGTGTAGCCAAACGGTAAGGCAACGCACTGTTAATGCGATCATTGGAGGTCCGACTCCTTCCGCCGCAGCCAAGAGGTAATGATGGGGAAATTGTGGGATAGGTTCAAAGACAAATTGGCAGAGATGGCTGAGAATCAAAATGTTACTGTGGAGATGGTTCCAGCTCAACAAAAACCAATGCGTTCTTGGCGTAATGAACTTTTATCTGACGAGCAACGACGCGACCTAGAAGAAGTTGTTAATCTTCCAGGCTATGAAGTGCTTCAAGATTTGGGAGAAAATGTTTTAGAAGGGTTCATTACTTATCTTGTGCAGCTTGATCCTTCCGAAACTCAGAAGGTATTAGCAGCGCATAAGCTGGTTCATGCCGGTTATCTATTTCAGAAGTCTGTGCAGACCCAGGTTTCTGCATACATGGAACTGGCTAAGGCTGAGAACGAAGAGGCGGCGGAACTTAAAGCTGCTTTGCTTCCTCCGTCTGGTAATCCTTTAGATAATCAGGATAGATTGGCTAAACTTTTGAATCCTATTCATGTTCCTACTCAGGAGGTTTCTAAAGAATTGACAGCAAAACAGAAAAGAATTATAGAACGTCCTTTAGATACTATGCTTAAGGAGAGAGAATAATGAGACAGTTGATCGGTTGTATTTGTGATGAGATGAAAGCAAAGGCGTGCATAGGAGCGGCGTTGACATTCAAGTGTCCTAAGCACGGTCAAATAACCGTGGATATGCGGGTGCTTCCTTTGCCAATTTCTTATCCTATAATAGTCCCGAATCCTTTGACTCAACCATTTCCTTATACACCTCCTGACTTTGGTGATCCTCCGATAACAAGTGGTAGTGGCACGATAGGTAGTGATTGTAGCGGCGGGGGCTAACCACACTGTAAGTGAGGAAACAAGGATTAACCAGAGGAGAGCACACTTAGGAAAAACTATTCCGGCTGAGCAAAGAGTGTTAATGAGTAAATCTCACACCGGAAATAAAAATCATTTCTTTGGTAAGAAGCATAGTGAAGAATCACGAAGAAAGATGCGGTTGTCAAGATTAAATTTTTTAGAACGACAGTCTCAGAATGGAGACTGAATTCCAAAGTCCTACAGAATGGTAGGAGAAGGATAATAAGATGGATGTCATGGACGTGATGGAGACTAGAAATATAACTAAAAGTGACGATGTTGCAACACCTCAACCTGAGGTTTTGCCCAGGACGGCACGAAGGATTCCTTCTAAAGAAGAGTGGGATGCGGCTCATGCTGCTCCTCCTGTTCCAGGGCCTATTCCTGCTGTTGTAGAACCTACACCGGAAGAACCAGTACCGGCCCCGGTTCCTACACCGCCTGCTCCAGTGCAACAGGAAATTGTTGTAAGCGAGCAGTGGCAGGCTACAGATGATGAAGGAACGCCTGTAGGACCACCTAGCAAGGTTTTTGGAAAGGGGGCTACTGAGGTTGAAGCTTTAAGAGATTTGTCTAAGAAGTTAAAAGAGCTTAACATCATAGCTGCCAGGAAGATTAAGGAATATCGAGATAAGTATCGAACATACGATAGGGCTACCAATACTTTTATGTTGGTTGAGCCAAAAGCTTTAACATCAGAGGAAAAGGTTAGTATTGCTCGATTACTTGCAGACCCCGACACAATTGATCAAGGCTATGCTGAGCTATATAAGGCTCAATTTGGGGAATCGCCTGACCAAGCACGCAAGAGAATGGCAAAAGAAGCGGAAGCTGCTTCTATTTTGGAAGGTAAAAGGCAAGTTTCTAAGTTTCTTTCTGATCATCCAGATTTTCCTCAGAATCCTACTTCACAACAGGTTATGTTGGATGAGATGGATGTTATGAAAGCAGAAGCCGAGGCTGCTGGTGCAACATTTGGTTTCACAGCACACAATCTTGAGATTGCTTACGACAATCTCGTTGAAAAAGGAATTTTAATTCCAATTCAGTTAACAGTTTCAGAGCCGACAACTAAGAGCCAAATAGCTCCTATAAGTCGAAACTCTCAGGAGACACCACCTCAAGTGGCCACTCCTGCACAACCTGTAGCTCCAACCGCAAATACGGACGTAGCGAACGGTAATCTCAGGCCGAGGGGAACGAGACATTCAAATATGTCTGCCGAGCATGGTGAGGCACCGCCTACCACTCATCAGGCTGATGATGTCGAGTTTCTAAAGCAAGTGGACTCAATGCCCCTTGAAGTATTGAAACGAAAGATCGGAAGCGATAGAGCATTCCGAGATCGTCTTAATTCCATAAAGCGGCGTTCGTCTGAGTAGCGTAGCAATACGCTATTAGAGGTTATCCTTATATGAGTTATTCACCCACATCAGGGCTGGTGAGCAATCTTCCCCAGGCACAAGCGACCTATTTCGATAGGGACTTTGTGCAAAACCTCAAACAAGTCACCCCTTTCTACCGCTGTGTAGAGAGGCGTGAATTGCCGCCCCAGTCTGGTCAGAACCACAGGCTGTATATGTATGCGGCAGGTTTGGGGATCGCTTTTAACGTCAATCAGGCATCAGAAGGTACGGTGGTTGCAGGTATCGCTCCGGCAGTTAGCACTGATAGTGCAGTAATCGGGCAATACGCCGATAAATAAAACATTGTTGGCGTTAAATTCTACTATATCCGTCAAAGGCTTTTGAAAGGAAAGCAGAGACGGAGGAAAGATTTCATCATGGAAAGAAAAGCGTACTGTTATGCCGCTGGCATACTGGACGGTGAAGGAACAATAGGGATATACAGGTGTAAACAAGGAAAGGCTATTTTAGATTTTAAGCTGTGTATTCATATTGCAAATACCTCGTTAAAATTGATGTATTGGCTTGTAAGGAATTTTGGTGGAAACTATTATCAAAGCAATTCGGGTTTTCAAAAGAGAAATCCAACATCAAAAACCTTATATACTTGGGTAGTTAGTGGTGCTAAAAATAGGGAAAAGTTTCTACTTGGTATTATTCCTTATTTGTTGCTTAAAAAAGAACAAGCAAAAATAGCATTAGAATTTGTTAGGTTAAATGGGGTTCGGTGCCCAGAAAAACGGCAAGAACTTGTTGAACGTTGTTATAAAGCCAACCATCAAGATGAAAAATCCCCAGAGGCCATACGTAGAACACAGGAAATACCTGTGAAGATATGGTCCGAACTGCATAGTGATATGCAGAGCGCTCTATTGGAGACAATAGAAGCCTAAACAAAATTGTATGTCAACGTCAGTGACTATGCTCTAGAAACTGCAATTGATCCATGTGTGGAGAACTTGGAACGTGAGATGTGCTACCGTTTGGCTGGCACTATTTCAACCCTAGTTCGCACCGTGGCGAATGGTGCGTCAAGCGTCGATACGACTGCCTTGACTCAGTTGTCTTCTGGCACAGTTCTAGCTCGCCAGAATTTGACTGCTGCTACCCAAGAACTACGTCAGCGTTCAGTTCTGCCGTTTGACCCCGGTGAAAACCGTTTTGTCGGCGTCATCAGTCCGTTGTCAATTGGAGACACGTTGAATCAAACGACTCCTAGCAACGACTTGGTTGACGTCTACAAACACACCAAGGAAGGCTTGGATCGTTTGCTTGAGCTTCCTGGTGGGGATGGCAAGGACCACGTTGCCCCTGTGCTGGAATTTGGTGGAATGCGATTCTACGAGAGTCCTATCGTTACCACAACTTCTAGCTATCTATCGTCTGCTGCGACTGCATACCGAACCTATTTGTTTGGTCATCAGGCCGTGATTGGAATTTCTCTTGGAGTTAAAGAGAATTCTCAGATCGGTGAAGGTGACTGGAGCAATATGAAGGTTTGGATTATGAAGCCGACAGAGCCTAGCGTTGGCGATCCTACGAGGGTAATCGGCGGCTGGGCCTCGTACAATGTGAAGCTTGTCTTTACCCTCCCCCCGGATACGATCTCTCGGTTGAGGATGATTGATGCAACTAGTAATCTTAGCTAAGGTATTACTAAGGTTATTAACACTAATTCTGAGCTAATTACACCGGCTCACAAATAGGGAGGGCTAGCCGATACTAGCTCTCCCAATTCTCTTATCGGAGGGAATATGCCATTAAAAGACCCAGTAGCACGAAGAAAGTATGATCGCGAAAGACCTCATAGGTACAATAAAGAAACTCAAAAGACTTATGAGCAATTGGCTTCTACGAGAATAGCTCGTCGTAATGCAAGGGAAGTTTTGAAAAAGGAAGTTCTAGCCCATTATAGTTTCAACCCTATTCCTCGCTGTGTTTGGCCTGAGTGTGACATAGTTGATCTTGATATGCTCACCCTTGATCATGTGAACGGTGGAGGAACAGAGCATAGGCGAGCTGGAGGATGCAATTTTGGTGTTATCCTCTATCGCAAGTTGAGACGCGCAGGTTATCCGGTTGGTTATCAAACATTGTGCTTCAATCATCAGTGGAAGAAACAATTGACTCTGTTGAAGCAGGATTTTGATAGCAGAAATGATTTACATGCAATGGGTCCGAGAGTGCCCACAGTGTCACCGGGAGTTAAGAAAGCATAACGCCTGGGATACAGTAAAATGTATTTGCGGTTGGATTTGGAGAGGTTACTATGTGTTGCGTTGGAAGTGATTTGGAAGGCAGGACAGTAATCCACAGCGGCGTTGACAAGAACACTTTGTAAGAAATACATCTCTGGAAAGTATCGTAAAGGACACCACAGAACACCACACAGCAAGCGCACCAAGAAGAATCGCCAGTCTCTTAAGATTGGTTTGCAGTAAAATTAAATAGGGCAGAATGGCCCAAAGGAGAAATACCATGGCTGAGGAGAAGAATGTCTCTCAGGCAGTAAGACAGCAAATTAGTGAAACTACACAGAAAGAAATCGACAGGCTAGCATTAGAGACGGCAGAGTTAGAACGACAACTTGCCGCAGCTACCCTGGAAGAAAAGAAACTTCAGTTGCAGGACTTGCAATTTAAGAACGAGGAAACTCGCCAGCGTAGGCTAGCTGAGGCTCAAAGGCGCAAGAACTCAGTTGAGGATGCAAAGCGGCTGGAAGAGAATACCCGACGTAAACAGTCATATTGCAACCATACTCAGGGTGGAGAAGGTTTGGAAGGATTGTTTAGAGGCGATGGTCTTCAAACCACATATCAGTTAGAGAGTACTGTTCTTGATGAAAAGTATTTTCGCTGTATTCGTTGTGGTTTTGAAGTTAAACAGGAAGAAAATCCTAAAGAATTCAATCGTATCTTCCAGTTGGCCCACAAGGGTCTTCGACCTCCTATCCCTGTCACCTTTAAGTTTATAAATGAAAAGGGTGAGATTGTTTCTGTTAAAGCAGTTCTTGAAGCTCGTAAAGCAACTGCATAGGTATGCAGAATAGGGCTAGCCTAAAGGGTTGGCCCTTTCTTATTTTTAGTTCTGCCCACACTACATCTATGGATTCACTTTCTTCTCCCACAATTTTAATGCCTACATTGCCATTCACTATGATGGCAGTCTATGCTCCCCCTGGGCCGCGACTTGTTAACTACATTGCATATCATGGCTTAGTAAATCTTTTAAATAGTGTTACAGTTGAACCTTTGGAGTCTGATACTTCTTATGACCCACCATCTCCCCCTGTTGAAGTATACGCTCTTGGTCCTTCACCTGCCCCTGCCATATATTTTGCTGCTTTTGCTTTTCAAGCATTAAGCCTTTTGACTTTATGGTTAGCACCCCCGCCTCCGGTAGTTGGTTGGGCTGGCTATTGGGACACATAGGAGATTTATGGCTGCACCAGCATTTACTACAATTAATGTTACCTCTCCAGTTATTAACCCAGGCCAATTTACACAATACCATGGTTTAGGTGTTGTTCCTGTCAAAGTTGATATTACCATGACCAGCCCTGGAAGTATGTGGGAATATCAGCCAGCCGACGCTAATAATATATACCTGGGAGCTTCTGATGTAAATTTAACTGCTGTTATTAATGTTTGGACAGTTATTCCTGCAATTAGCTTTGCAACTAATATAGGTAACTCAACTACTCAAATTCAGGATTGCTTGGATTATTGTCAAACTTTTGCTGATCTTAATTCTTCAATTCCTGTAGCTGGCTACTCTGTTAAAAAAGTTATTCAAGTTGCTAATGCGGTTATGAAGCAGTTTTTAAGTTCTCGCTTGAAGTGGCTATTCAATCGTAGGACACTTCCTATAGGTATTACGAATAGCTGGCAGCAAGACTATGCTACTAATCTTTCGGATGTTGCATTTTTACAGGACAGCTTCTTACTGGAAATAAACAATACTTCAAATCCTCGACCTATTTGGCCTGTTGAAGTTGTTCAGAATGCTCCTGAAACAACACACCAATATGGTAGGCCGGGACAGATGGCTGTGATGTACAATCGTGACCTTCAATATGGTTTTTGGGGAGCTAGTGGAATTGGTACAGGAGGCATTCAAAACCCTCAACCTAACCAAACTATATTGAGTATGGTTGGAGTAGTTGTTACTCCTCAAAATCCTCGTTTGCAAGTGCGTGATGCTTTTGGTAATCTTTGGGTTCTTACACAGTTTGGAACTACAGGGCCGGTTAATCCTTTCTTGACTAATTTGAATCCAGTTTATCCAAGCTATGCAAACCCAACTGTAATTCCTACTACGGTTGTAGACGGTACTCCTCCAAATAATGTGGTATGGACAGCGGTTAATCCGATGAATTTTGGTTTCAGGCTTTTGCCTCTTCCCCCAGCTACAGGAGTTCCTTACCAGATTCATCCTGTGTATCAACGTCGTCCTCCTATGATTACTGCAATGACTCAGTTCATTGACCCTATTCCTGATGACTATGCACTTTCATTTATGGACGGGATGGTTGCACATTTCTATCAATCAGTCACAGATCCTAAGATAAGGGCAAAGCATTCGGACGCTATTAATCTTTGGATGAAGTCTTTGATTGAGTCAAAGGAGTCTCAGGACCGCACACGAGACGCGAGTATTATGTATCCGGCTACATCTGTACTTCAGGGCGGAGATATATATTACCCGAACGCTGCGATGCCGTATGGGCCAAGTTATTGATATCTACTTTATAAATAGGAGAAGTTAATGCCTTATAAAGACCCTGCTGAACAAAAGAAATATACAGAGGAGCATCGTAAAGAAGCTAATGCACGAGCTAGAAAGTGGAGAGAAGAAAATCCCGAAAGAGCTAAGAAAGTTCAGCGTGAATACCAGATGAGAGTTAAGATTGATGTTCTTTCTCATTATGGATCTAATGGAAAACTTCAATGTTGTTGGCCCGGATGTGAAGTTACTGATATTGATATTTTGACTTTAGACCACGTAAACAACGATGGGGCCGAGGATCGTAAAGGACATGGTAAAGGCGGGGCATATTTTTATTCTCGTGTTAGGAAAAACTTATACCCCGAAGGCTTCCAAACCCTGTGTGCTAATCATCAGTTAAAGAAAGAGATTCTTCGTAGGAGAGCAGAGGAAATATAATGTCAACTACAGTTACTATACCCCCATATAGCAATAACCCATACATTGATTTTACAACGTTTAAAGTGTCAACTGATAGTGATTATACAAATGCATGGGCTAAGGCTATTCAGTATGCTAACTCTAACGGAGGAACCTTGTTTCTTCCTCCTGGCATTTTTCTTATTAGTGAGACTCCTCCGGCTATTAATAGTAAGTCTGTAAATATTCAAGGTTGTGGAAAGTCTAGTATTCTTGCTTGTAATGTTCCATCTGGTGTATCTCTTATACCTCTGGCTATTAATTACGTTGATCGTTATCAGCAGAATGGTTTTATTCGTGATCTTGTTCTTGAAGGTAATATGGGAGCACCGGCAGGAGGTACAGGTCGGCAGAACGTAGGAATTTATATGATTGATACAGGTGCCATATTAGTTGAGAACGTTCAACTAGCCGATTTTAATACCGGGGTGTTTTTAGAGAATAAAACGTCTTGGTCTGAGCGCCACTCTTTTAACCACATGACTTTTGAAAATTGTCATGAGGGGTTTAGGTTTCAAAAAGATTCTGGCGGCGCTGTTTCGTTTGAGCATAACTTTTGGTCAGACATCAAGTTTAATATGTATTTGGGCGGCTCTACTATAGCGGCTCCTGGTGATTCTTTGTTTCACTTAGTTGGAGGGGCAGCTTTGGGAAATGCTGTTATCTTAAATCTTAATGGTAATTTTTCTCAACCATCTGGAACTGCTTATATTTTCTTGCTTGATAATAATGCACCAACACAAAACTCAATTACTGGGTTTATTGTTGGCTTTCCTGAACAGAATGGTGGACCTTCTTTTGCTTTCTTTTCTGGTGGCACATCGAATTGGGTTACTGCATCAGGAGCATTGTCAATAAATAGTGGTGGTATGCAAGGGGGTCTTTGGGCCTCTAAAGCATTTCAGTTTACGAGCCTACCTGGATAGGTGAATTATGAAAAAGAAAATCTTAGGGCTTTTGTTTGCACTTTTGATGGCTATTCCTGTCTTCGGGCAGCAGCCGCAGGCGAGTATGGGCCAGACTTTATACTCAGCTAATTCTAAATACACGAATGGTATAGCTCCCGGCTATTGGCCGCAAACTCAAGACACACCTCCTGATTCCCTGGGAGTGAATATAGGACCAGGAACCTCAAATTGTGGTGGGGGAGATGTGTTCTATGCAGGTGGCCAGCTTACGATGACAAATAATACCACTAACTATATTGACCTTTCAGCAACTAATTGTGTTCCCGAGGTAAGTATAGTTGGCTACCAATCAAATATGCATATAGCCCTTGTTGTTACATCAGAGTTTGCTGTAACAAGCCTTACTGATACTAGAACCTTGTTTTTTAGGGGCGGCGGTCCTACAGGTGGTGGGCAGAACTATTTTAATGTTAAGCTTTATGGCTCTATATGTGACGGTGTAACCCGAGTGCCGGATGATGGTCCTGGAATTATGGCAGCGGCGTCTGCGGCAGCGATATCTGGTCCTTATTCTACTGTGCTTATTCCTGCTGGATCAAATTGTATTGTAAATAGCTATCCAACCTTTAATGAGGCCGGATTGAATATTGAGGGGTATGGTTCTCAGATTACAAGCACCAATGCTGATTGGATTTTGCAGTTTTCTGGTGAGAATCAAGCTTTTCGTGGGGTTATGTTTAGAGACGATACTCCAGGAGCAACTAATCATAATGCTATTCAGCTTGTAGCGGTTAACGGGTTCTTGCTTGAAGACTCAGGCATTATAAGCAATGCTGCAATTACTCCTTATGGAAATTCTGGTATAGGATTATTGTATACTAATAGGACTCCATATACTTATGACCAGTTGATTCCCATGTATCTTGCAGACCCTTCTATGAATACTAACGGGTCTGGTGGAGCTAGCCCATTTTCTAGGAATGTGCGAGTTTTTAATTGCAAGTGCATTGAAAAGCAAGGCATTCCTATGGTTACGGGCCTTGTGTCTGTTATTAATGCAGGTGGGACGGCTACTGTTACTCTTATTTCAGGACAGCCTTTTAATACGGCATGGGCGTTAGGAGCAATTCAAATTGGCTCTGTTAGTTATCCTTTGAGCAATACAACTATACAAAGTTCAACACAAATGAAGATTACTAGTGGTCCTGCGACTATAGCTGAAGCGACTTATAATTATAGTCTCCAGGGAGCCGATCAATGCATTCAATATGCTTTTACAAAGAGTGGTCAGGCGTCTGGAAATTATATTTTTGGCTATGCAACAGGCATTCAATTTTGGGGTGGAG